TTCGAACCCCCAACCTTCTGGTCTGTAGCTTCGGGCCTCGCGTTCGTCGTCCTGGCCGTCCGCGAGCTGGCGGCCGCGCGATGAGGCTCGCCATCGCAGACCCGCCGTATCCTCCGATATTCTCGGAGCGGTTCGACCTCGCCGGCGGCGCGTCCCGCGTGACAGTGCGGTCACGCGCAACGCGCTGGTACGGCGAGAGCGCGACCGGCAGCGTCGAGACGTTCGCAGCCGACCACCACCCCGACGCCGCCGTGTGGGATGACCTGGACGAGCACCGGAAGCTGCTCGCGCACATGGTGCGGGAGTTCGACGGCTGGGCGATCGCCACGACCCCGGACGGGCTGGGCGCCTATCACCCGCTGCCCATCTCGGCACGGGTCATGGCATGGGAGCGGCCGAACGCCATGCCGGGAGGCTCGCGCCTCATCTCCCGATGGGAGCCGGTGATCGTATTCCCTCCGGTCGGCCGGCGCGCGCGGGCCGAGGGCGATCTGGTATCGGACGTACTGTCCGCGCCGGGCCCGCGGCGAGGCTTCGCCGGCGCGAAGCCGGCCGAGTGGACGCGCTGGGTGCTCGCCGCCCTCGGCTACGACCCAGCCACCGACGAGCTGGTCGACGTGTTTCCCGGGTCGGGTGCGGTCTCAGCGGCCGCTGACGGAATGCTCTCGTTCGCCGCGGCGGCCGCCGCAGATGGGGCACCAGACCACACGATCCGGGGCCGTCAGGGATCGCCTGACATCGAAATCGCGAAACCTGCGGGGTCGGCATGAGCGCCCGTCGTGAGGTCGAAACGCTCGATTACGTGGAGTTCGCGCGGCGCATCATCCGGGCCGCGGGCGAGCGCGTGGCGGATGGCGATGAGTTCGAGCTGGCCGAGTTGGCGAGTCTCCGGGATGACCTGGAGCGGGCAATCACCAAGGCGGTGAAGGGGCAGCGCTCCTACGGGCGGTCATGGGCGTACATCGGCGGCGCGCTGGGGATCAAGCGGCAGAGCGCGCAGGAGCGGTACACAGATCGTTCTACGGTAAGCGCATGAACGTCCTCTCAGACGCGTGGGCCGAGGCTATCCGCGCGTATCTCACAGCACAGGTCGCCGCGGGCGCACCATCCACCACCCGTAACACGAGGCGGCAGCACCTCGAACACCTGGCCCGGCGCGTGAGCGCCGGGCCGTGGTCTCTCACGGGCGCCGAGCTGGTCGAGTATGCCGGCGCGCAACGGTGGCAGCCTGAGACGCGACGGGGCCGGCGCACGACGTTCCGATCGTTCTATGAATGGGCGCACGTGACGGGGCTGTGCGAGGTCAACACGGCCGCGGTGCTGCCGAAGGTGAAGCCGGGGCAGGCTCGCCCGCGCCCAACGCCTGAGCGCGTCTACGAGACCGCTCTGCTGCACTCGGACGACCGCTTGAAGCTGATCCTCCGACTCGCGCACGATGCGGGTCTGCGCCGGGGCGAGATAGCGCTCGTGCACTCTCGCGACCTGTTCGAGGATCTGCACGGCTGGTCGCTGCGCGTCCACGGCAAGGGCAGCAAGGAACGCGACGTGCCGCTGACCCCGCGTCTCGCACTGGAGCTGCGCTCACTCCCTTACGGCTGGGCGTTCCCGGGCGACGAGGACGGCCACCTGTCCCCGCGCTGGGTCGGCAAACTTGCTACCCGCGTCCTGCCCGACAAGTGGACGCTGCACACCCTGCGCCACTCGGCGGGGAGCCGCGTCTACGCTGCCTCTGATCTGGCGGTGGCGCAAGACTTCCTCGGGCACGCGTCGCCGGCCACGACCCGCATCTACGTGGTCGTGCCCGACGAGCGGATCCGCGCGGCTGTGCTGGCTGCGGCCGGCTAGCTCGCGGCGTGCTCGCCGCTGCTCGCGCGGGTGACGGCAAGCGCTTTGAGGAACGCGAGCCCCCCGGCGAGGCCGGCGACCGATGCGACTGCGATCACGTCGAGCTGGAGAAGGCCGGGGATCGCGCCGGCCGTGATCGTCGCGACCGCCGTCTGCGCGGTGGTCGAGACGACACGGTCGGCCGTGTCCATCCACCACGCCTTGCTGTACTTCCTCATGTGGGTACGTCCTTCCTCTGCATGGTGTCCTCGAAGAGCCCGGCGGGCGCTTCGGGCGGCGGGGGTGCCTCGCCGCGGTAGATGTGGTCAACGAGCCTGCGCGCCCAGAGCCAGAGGAGACGGTTGTCTCGTTCGGCGCGGGCGAGACGTGCCTCCAGTCGCTCCTGCCGGTTCTCGCGCCGGGCGATGCGGGCCTGCCGGTAGGCGAGGACGGCACCGATCAGAGCGCCGCCTCCGCCGATGACGGCGACGACGATTGTGACGATGCTGGCCTCGCTCATGCGGGCTGTGCTTCGAGCTGCTTGGCGAGTGCGTCGATCTTGTCGGCGAGCTGCTGGAGCATGGTCGTGTCGCTGGTCGCGGCGGCCAGGACGGCGTTGTTGATGAGGTTCGCCTCGATGTCGAGGAAGACCGGGATGTTGTTCGGGTCGGCGTTCGGCTCGATCGCGCTGACGCGCAGGAGTAGGTCGCGGGCGGTGGGGTTCGTGATGGCTACGCGGCCGTTCTCGGTCTGGAAGAACACCTGACCCTCGGTGTTGCGGTAGACGAGCATGGTGATTTGCCTCCTGGGCTTCTCGATGATCGGGGCGGCGTCGAGTCCGGCCGCCGCTGTGTTGGTCGGGATGATCGGCATGGACGCCCATCGCGGGTTGTTCCAGTGCCACGGCTCGGACGGGTCGCGTACGAGGCCAACCGCGCGGCAGGCGGCCTGCGCGGCGGTGTCGGTGCGTACAAGGTCGAATGCGGCGCCGCGCATGTGGTTGCGCTGCCCCGTGTCAGGGTTGCTGGCCACGTTCCCCTTGCCAGAGAGGTACAGGTCGTACAGCGCCTTCTGGTCGGCGTACGCCCGCCATGCGCCGTCTGAGCCGTTGATACGCAGCTCCGTGCCGGCCTTCGCGTTAGCGGCCTCCAGGAGGGCGAGGGTGTCGGGGGTGAGCCAGCATTCGGACTGGTAGGGCACCGGGACGAGTTCGCTCATGGTCAGGCCACCGGGTAGTCGAGTGTGATGTGGAGTTCGTCAGTTGCCGCCCATGTGAATGGGGCCGTCGTGGTGATCGCGGTGAAGGCGAGCGGGCTGCCTCCGAGACCTCCGAGACGGCCCGTGGTGCCGTCGAGGACAACGGTTCCCTCGAACTGGCCGGAGATGCCGGCTGACACGTCGATGAGCTGGCAGGAGCCGATCTTCTGTCTGCTCCCCATCGCGGCCGCGACCGGCTGGACGGGGAGGGCGAGGTGCGGATCAGCAACGCTGAACCCGCTAGTGCCGAGCTTCACGACGACCCACACCCAGACCCGGTTGCCGAGCCGCATCCACTTCGCGTAGGGGATGCTGCCTCCGGTGCCGAGCGTCACACCGGTCACGGTAGGTGCGTAGGAACCGAGCGGGACATCGCCACTGCGGGCCGTTTCCAGCGCGGACAGCCGCGCCCGGTCGGCCACGAACTGGGCGGACACCGGCCCCATGCCAAGGTTCATGAACGAGGAGAACGGCGATACGGGGTCGTCCTCGCCGTACTGCCAGATGCCCTGCGCGTCGAGCGCTCCGGTTGCCATTACTTGCCCTCCAAGGCTTCGATGCGGGCGGTGAGGTCGGCGATCTGCGCTGCCTGCCGCTTCACAAGCTGGTGCACGATGACGACCGAGAGGCCGTACTCGATCGTGATCGGGAGGCCGAAGTCCTCCGCCTCCGGGTCGGTGATGATGGGGACGAGCTTGTCGAACCCGGCCGCGATCAGCTCCTCCGCGATCCACCCGAGGTGCACCTCTCCGGTCTCGTCGCCCTTGACGGTGAAGTTGACGGCGCGGACGTTCAGGAACGCCTCCGCCTCCTCGTCGGTCAGCTCCATCGTCTCGATGTGATCCTTAAACCGGAGAGCGGACGGTGACGCCATGAGCCGGCCCGAGCTATCGAGCGCGGCTGTCACCCACCCCGACGAAGCGGTGTTCGAACGGCCCCACGGGGTACTGATCGGAGTGCCTCCGAAGTCGCCGTTATCCAGCCGGCGATATGCGCTGAGGTCCACCCCGCTGATGTCGGAGAGGTAGGCGAGTTGGCCGAGGTCGGTGGCGTCCACCCGGATCACGATGCGGCCCAGCTCCCACCGGACACCGATGCGGTTTGTCGGGGTGCTGTCGTTGTTCGCGTAGTAGCGCTCCGGGTGGGTGCCCGAGTCCCCGACACCGAGCGCGATGCGAGCGGCGGCGGCCGTGGCTGAACCGGTGCCGCCCTTCGTCACCGGGAGCTGACCGGAGCTGATGACCGTGGCGGCAGGGTGCCCGCCCGCGGTCTGATGGTTCGCGAGGTAGTCGCGAGTCTTGTTGATCTCGTCGTACCCGAGGCGGCGGTCGGCGGTGCCGGGCACCACGTCCATTCCCGCTGCGGCGGCGGCGTCTCCGTTAGCCAATGCTCTCTCCAATCCAGGACGCCCCGGCAGGGCTGTCGATCCAGCGCTCCCCCGCGGGCAGGAACGCCCACGCGGTCGGCGGGGTGTCAATGAGACCGCGTGTCTTCACGGTCATCTCGTCGGCCGGCCACTCGAACACCACGGACGACACGTACCCGGTCTGGATCGGGGTGTCGTCCAGGGTGATCGTGACCGGCTGTCCCGGGGTCGCTGCGTAGTCGGAGACGGCGGTGGGCGAGAGCACGCGGCCGCGGCCGATCGCCCGGTTCAGGACCGCCTGAGCCGCGCCCGGCCCCGGGTACGGGGTGTCGTACTCCAGGGCGAGCGCCCGGGAGTAGCCGGGCGTCGTGGCGGCGTCGTACGCGGTCTGCTGCACGCCGAGCGCATCCGTCCACGAGTAGGTGATGATCACGGCGTCGTACCAGTCGTCCGTGTCGCGGTCGATCGAGTCCTCCGCCGCGGTGACCGTGCCCGTGTAGGACAGGGCGAGGGAGCCTGTGGCTGTGGCGACCGCGCCGGCGTCGAGGTGGAAGAGCCCGAACTCGTCGCACCACAGCCGCAAGGCTGCCTGCTGTACGAGCGGGGCGAGGTAGTCCCACCCGGAGACGCCCGGCTTCCAGATGGACGCGGCGGCGTCGATCGTGCCGTCCGCCGTGCCGGGGACCAGCGCACGGCCGATGCGGCCCAGGACGGCCTGCACGACTGCGCGGACGCTCGACAGGGTCGGCGTGTAGGGCTGCGTGTCCACGAGCTTGTAGTCCTGGAGCAATGCCTCATCTGAGGCGAGGGTGAGCACCAGCGTCCCGTCACGGTGTCCGCGGCGGCGGGACCGGACGGAGAGGTTCATCGTGCGGGTGGTCGGGAGGCGGACACCGAAGTCGTTCCACGGGTAGAAGTGCGCCGCGGTCACGTCGCGGGCGTGGAGCCCAGCCCAGGCGGTCGTGACGGCGGACGCTTTCTTGCCGGCGAACTGGGCCGAGAGGACCGACGCCGGGTCGGAGCCCCCGAAGTCACGGCGCAGCACCAGGGAGGCGCGCACGTCCTCGCGTGGGTCGATCCGCTCGAGCACAGCACCGGCCGGGGCGGCGCACGTGACCTCCGCCTGAATGTACGGGGACCAGCCCTCATCGAGCGTGATCCGCGCGGACTCCGGCGCGAGGGTGCCGCCCGTGACATTCACCGAGGCGGAGAAGGTGTGCTGGTCGATCGTCGTCACGAGGCCACCTCCCGGTACGCGATCGCGACCGTCCAACGCTGACGGGTCTGGTCGTCCAGGGCCGGCCCGATCCCACCCGCGTCGAGCACGTACCGCATGCTCGTGGTCGGGTTGTCGGTGGCCGTGTAGGTGAACACAGCGGCGCGGGCGTGAAGGCGACGGCAGGCATCAGCGTCGGCCTCCGTGAGGAAGAACAGGTTCAGAGTGCCGACGCGCATGGCAGCTGGCGCAAGTGACACGTCCGGGTCACCGCGGCCGAGGATGTCGTGGAACGAGTTGCGCCCGTCCTGCTGCGTCGAGTACCCGATCACCAGCTCAGGGGTGAGCGTGGTGGCGCCGTCGCTGATCGTAGCCATTTAGTTGACCACCTTCCCGACCCGCGGTGTTGCCACGATGTCTACGCGGATTTCCTTGCCAAGCTGCCGACGGATCTCTTGTGCGCGGGCGTCGTCGACATTGACCTTGACATTGATGTCGTGGAATCCGTCGAGCTGGCCCTTTAGAGCGGACGCGGCACTCGTGGCTCCTTGCATTGCCGACGCGGTGTTGGTGGAGGCTTGACTGAGGAGGTCAACCCGGCCTGCCGCCGTCGAGATGTCCCCCTGGAGTGCCTTGTACCCGTCGATGACCTTCTGCGTCTCGCGCACTCCGACGCTGCTCATGCTCTCGCCGCTCGCGATTAGACCGTCGAGCGAGCGCTGCGCAGCGTCGATCGAGGCGGAGATGGCGTCCTTATCGCCGGCCTGCGCGCGCAGAGCCGTTTGGATACTGACGCCCGCGATGTTCGCCCGGCGCTCAACATCGTCCAACTGGCCGGAGTCCTTAACGATTTCCTTCATCGCATCCTGGATGAGGCTCTCGGACGCGAAGCGCTGCCCCGACTCCAGCATGTCATCGACCATGTTGTCGATCCGCTCAGCCGACTTCTCAGCCTCCTCCGTTGCAGCCGCCGTCATCGACGTGAACATGCCTCCGAGGATCGCGGCACCCGCGCCAGCGGCGAGGCCCACCGGCCCGGCAATCGATCCAGCAAGACCGCCGAGCGTACCTTGCGCGAGGTCGGCAACGGAATCCATCGATCCATCGAAGCTCGATACGACCTCGGAGAAATTCTGGCGAGCTTCGTCCTTGAACTCCTCGACGTTCCTAGTGGCCTGATGGAAGCCGTCGCCTGTGTCGTCTCCTAACTTGCGGCTCTGGCGCTGCGCTTCGCGGAGGCTGTCTTTAGTTTCCTCGATTTCGCGGTTCAGCCCACTCGTTGCCTTCTGCGCAGCTTTGAGGTCGCCCTCCAGCCTGTCGGCACCCTTGTTCTTGCCGAGGTCATCGAGTGCGTCGTCGGCGTCCTCGACGGGCTTGATGATGCCCATGCGCACGCCCTGCTCGAACAGCCGCGAGTCGGTCGCGACCGAGATGGTGTAACCCTTGGATGCCACGGGTTATCCCTTCGGGTTGAGCGCGTCGAGGAGCGAGCGCGTGATGGTTTGAATGATGAGCGAGGTGACGCGCGGGATGGCCGCGTCCACGGCCGGGTAAACGACCTTCCCGGCTTTCTGTCGTCCGCCGAACGTGGCCCCGGCACGGCGGGAGTAGATCTTGCCCTTGCGGCTGATCGTCGTGTAGAGCGATCCCGGGGACATGCCAAATTCGGTTGCGGCCGCGAGCGTGGAGACGGGCGTGCCGGTGCTGAGCTTGCCCGCCGTGGCGGACTTGAGTTGGATGTTCCGGGCGGTGACGCTGACGCGGGCAGTGTCGGAGAGGACGCGCACTTGCAGCCGCGACACCGCCCGTCCTCGCAGCTCCTCTTGCCAGATCGGTCCAGCCGTCTGCCGGCCCGCGCTGAGCGCTTGCTTGCGCGCGTCGGCCTCGACTCCCCGCAGCCGCAACAGGAGGTCGCGGAGCGGGGAGTCGATGAGGAGGCTGATCTGTGCGGGCAATGTCAGGCTCCGAAGGCCGGCTGTCCGAGCACAGGGAGCGTGACGGAGGAGGTGGCGACCGCCCCGACCGTGCCGCCCATGCCCGCGGGAACTCCGATGACCTGGAATACGGCGGAGAGGCCATCCGTGTCGAGGGAGTTGGGCGAGAGGGTGAACGTCAGCACCTCTCCGACGTTGTTGTTCAGCACCTCCCAGAGGGCACCGTCCGTGCTGATGTCCTGCGCGAGTTCGAGTGCGCAGGACCAGTCCGGGGTGGTGATGTCCTTGAACACCGACTGCGGGGTGCCACCTGTCCAGGTGACGATGCTGGTGTTCGGGTCGACGGTGGCCTTCGAGATGTGCGACTCGAAGTCGCCCAGGTCGGTCGCGCCCTTCTTGATGTTGAGCTTGGGCCGCTTGAAGATGTACGGCTTGACGGCGATCTGCACCATGAGGGTGTCTCCTTGTCAGTTGGTGTGGGTGATGACGGCGAGCGAGAGACGCCACATGAGCTGCCCCGTGTCGAGGCGCTGTTTCTTGGCGGTGTCCCACGCGACGGCCTCGGACGCGTCGACGGCGGCGATGAGGTCGAGGATCGCGGCGTCCACCTCGTCCTCGCCCTTCCAGTCGTCGGTGGTGGCGATCGCGACGGCGAGGTCGAAGTCGCAGAACACGAGGCCCTGCGGGAGCGTCTGGCCGGCGTGCTGGTTGCTGATGCCGGTGAACTCCGTGTACATGATCGGGACGAGCTGTGAAGCCTGCGCGGCGGACAGGTGCGGCACGGTCCGCCACGACTCGGGCAGGACGGGCTTGAGCGTGGCGTCGAGGGCCGCGCGCACGGTGTCCAGCCGTGAGGTGGTCACGGTGTCAGAAGGCATCGGGCTTCCCGTCGATCGGTCGGATGATCGTGCGAATGGTCTTGTCGAGCGGGCGCGGGGTGAAGCTGAACTCCTCCGGCCCGACCTCCGGTGTGGCGCGGCCGGCGTTCCACAGGTTCTGCGCCTGCTGCCGCTGGGCGAGGACGAACCGGGCGGGCGGGGCCGACGTCCAGTCGGCCCCGTCCGGGGCGGCGGGAGCGAACGCGAGCACCTGCTCCTGTGCCACATCGAGGAGCATCCCGGTCAACTCCAGGTTCTCGACCGGAGCGTCCGGCCACAGGCCGAGGAGCCGGTCGGTCGCCTCCGAGGTGTCGCAGGTAAGCCAGCTGCTTGTGCTCATGACGTTCGCTCTCGGGCGCTCAGGCGCTCTTGGTGCCGATGAGGACGACGGACTCGGGGCGGACGACGAAGGTCTCCAGGTAGCCGATGACGGCCTTGTCGACGCCGCCCTTGGCGATGTCGAGGGCGTCGATCTGGATCGGCGTTTCGCCCTGCTCGCGGAACTCGATGGCTCCCTGCGCTCCGACGATGGTCTGCGGCTTGGCGGGGTCGAGGCCGGGGAAGAACGAGTCGGCGGCCTTGACGATCTTGACCTTGCCGTCCGCGGCGGCCTCGCCGGTGCCCGCGCCGATGCCGAACTGGACGTACTCGGGCACGAGGTCTTTGGGCGTGTAGAGGAGCTGCCGCCAGGCGGTCGGGTTGACGACGGAGAACGAGGCGGTGTCGTCGGCGTCGTAGACGGCCTCGATGCCCTGGATGACCTGGCCCATGGCTCCCTCGTAGTCGTGCCCGTCGACGGAGGGGAACGTGTCCGGGGCGATGAGGCGGTCCAGGGCGGCCGCGTTCTTGGACGCGACGAGGAAGAGGGCGCGGAGCCCGTCCTCGTCGGTGACCTTCGCGTACGAGTCCACGAGGCCCTCGAAGAACGCCTGGAGCACTTCGGCTCCGCCTTCGAGGTCGTACCACTCGCGGGCGATGTCGGCGGCGAAGCCGTACGCCTGGCGGGTGCTGGAGGTGAGCGATGTGGTGGCGGTGCCCGATCCGATGTCGGACTTGTTGCCGGCCCACTTGGTGACGAGGGCGGTGCCCTGGTCGATCTTGAAGCCCTTGCGCCCGCCGAGCTGGATGCCGCCGTACAGGTGGGTGAGGAGGTCGAGGTACTTCCGCTGGTAGCGGCGGCCCTGCCACAGCTTGCCCACCCAAGCGGGCTGGAGGATGCCGGAGTTCGCGCCGGTCAGGCCTCCGGCTTTCTCGACGGTGATGTCCGAGAGCGCCGCGAGCACGGCAATGGCGTCGGTGATGAGCGGGTCGCCGGTCTGGCCCTTCGCGGCCTTGACGGTGGCGATGCTGGCGAACACTTCGCGGAGGTCGACGGCGGGCTCGGCGGCGGGCTTGGCCCCGGTGGGTGCGCCGGCAAAGCCGGCCTTGGTTGCGGTCACGATGAGTTCTTCCTCCTGGTCGTCCGGCTCGGCCGGGTCGGCCGGGTCTGCGGGCTGGTCTTCGATGGTGGTGGTGACGGTGGTTTCGGTGGTTGTGGTGTTGCCGTCCGGCGAGACTTCCGTGGTGGAGTCTTCGACGCGCCGCCAGGTCACGCCGTTCTCGTCGGTGAACTCGTGCTCGTAGTGGTCGCTGGTCTGCGTGCTGTCGGCGGCGAGGACCATCGCGGACGGGAACGCCCCCATCGGCACGAGCGCCCCACCCCAGAGCCGGCCGGTCCCGGGGACGGCCTTGCCGGCCTTGATCGAGGTGTGGAACTCGCCGGAGAGTCGGCGGCGCTTGCCGTTCGGGTTGGTCGCGTCGGCGAGGGCGGCGTCGCCTTCGGGCGTCTCTGCCATGCGGAAGCTGGCGAAGATGCCGCGCTCCTCCTGCCACACGCGGGTGGCGCGGCCGACGGGCTGGGAGCGGTCGTGGTCGGTGTTGAGTCCGATGACGGACGGGTCGGACGGGAGGGCGATCGCGCCGGCCTCGACCATGAATCGGCCGGCGTTGGTCTGGCCCAGCTCGTTGAACGGGACGAGTAGTCCGGTGATGGTGCGGTCTTCGAGGTTGGCGAGGATGTCGCCGCCCTCGTACTCGATCAGATCGGGGTGCATTCCTAGTCCTCGCTTGTGGGGTTGGTGTTCGGCTCGGGCGAGGCGAACATGTTGGTGAGGTCGGCGCGGATGGAGAGGCCGGGGTCGCAGATGTCGTCCAGCGACATGCGCGCCTCGAACGCGAGCGTGAACCGCTTGGCGCTGCCCAGCTCCCACAGCTCGTTGCGGGTGACGCCGTTGGAGACGCCGGTGTACTTGATGTTGGAGCCGCCCGAACCGCCCTGGCTCACGCCTTCGAGGAGGCTGGCCGGGGTGCCGGTGTGGTTCGCGATGTCGAGGCGGACGGCGTTGCGGCCCGACTCGTAGAGGTCGGTCTGCACCTGGCCGGGCATGTCCACCGGCCACTCGGCGGGCTTGGTCGCGACACCACCGGCCTGACGTCCCGCCGCCCACTGATCGCGGTACTCGCGCCGCTCTTCCTTCGTCCAGCCCTGCCACACGTCGTAGGGGATGCTGAGCACGGTCAGCGGGATCGGGTTGTCGAGGCGGTCCATGTAGGCGGCCTCGATCTTGCGGGCCTCGCGCAGTGTGTCGATCCCGTCGACCAGGAGGCCGTTGTCGCCGTAGCCGACCGGGATCGCGACCGGGAACGCGGTGTACGCGGACGGCACGATCCCGTCATCGACCCACAGCTCACCGGTCTGCGGGGCGACGCCCCATGCGCCCCAGGGGACGTGCATGCAGTCCGCGGCCGGGTCGTGCGGGTCGCGGTCGAAGCTGAGGCAGCCCCACCCCTGGAAGAAGAAGTCGGAGCCGAGGCCGTGCATGCGGTGGTAGGGCGAGATGCCCGACCGGGACGAGGTGAGCCAGGCCGGCTGGTTCGCGGTCGGCTTGTCGTTGTCCATCATGCGGAAAGGGTTGCCGGCGAACTGCGGGACGTGGACGGCGTGCGCGCGCTTCACCCCGGGGACGCGGAGCGCCATGTCCCGGGTCATGGGGATGTTGTCGGTGACCGCATCCTTGAAGAGCTGGTCGACGGCGAACTGCGTGAGGTCGTCCGTGGGCGCCCACGGGGAGGCGACGGCGAGCGGTGCGACCGTCCCGCGCGTCATGATGTCGTGCGCTGCGCCGACCTTGCTCCTGGTGAAGATTCCCACGTTCTCAATGCTCCGAATGTGTCTGACATCTCAAGAATCGACGGCGTGTCGAGCGCGGTGACGGCGCGTGTTCCGAGCGTCTCGGTGGCGCTGGTCACCGTCATGTTCGAGCGCCTCATGCGCGCACGCGGCGTCCCACGCTTCGCTCTTGTGGAAGCGTGCCGCTCGCCACCACGGATGCTCGGTGCAGTAGACGATGATGAGGGTCGCGGAGCAGTCGAGCTTGATGGGCGACGAGGCGCGGTGGACAGCGGTCATGGTGGTCTCCTCAGTTGAACTCGATGACGGCGGCGGCGTTGAGCGCCGAGGTGGGGCGGTCGGGTAGGGCGTCGACGGCGAGGGCGATGGCCTCGAACGGTGTGGCGTCGCCGTTGTCGTCGCTCTTGGGTGCGCGGATCAGGAAGCCTTGCCCCATCGACTGCCGGACGACGGACTCGGCGGCCTTGTCCAGCGGGGCTTGCGCCCAGTGGATGATGTCTCCGCGTTCGAGGCCGGTGAGGAGCTGCGCGTGTGCGACCTTCACGTGTTGGAGTTCGTACTCGGTGATGGTCGGCTTCGGGCGGGCGCGGGCGAGCGTGCGCTCGATCGCGGCCTTCGATTGCGTGGTGCCCTTGTCGTAGACGATGGCCGTGCCGAGGCGGCGGGCGGTGGTGAGGACGATGCGCTCCAGCCCCTCTGTGCCGCGCTGGTGGTGGATCAGCTTGACGCCGATGTGGTGCGGTTCGTCCGGCTCCTCGCCGTCGAGCGCCCAGGCGAGCGTCGCGAGGTCGGCGGGCGGTGTGTAGTGCCAGGCGACGGCGACCGACGCCCACAGCCCGAACGGGTGCACCGCGATGGCGAGCGTCCCGGACGTGATGCCCTCCGGCACCGGTCCGTCCCGCTTGCCCTTCTTCCACGCAGCGACGCTGATCGCGGTCTGCGTGCCTGTCTCGTCTCCGAAGTGGCCGAGGTACTCCAGCGCGAACCGATCCGCGCCGAGGTCGGCGAAGTTGCCGGAGATCTTGTCGAGGTTGGTGAGCCCGTCGAGGCCGGGGTGCAGCTTGTCGATCAGCGGCCCCACCGTCTCCCAGTCCGCGAGGGTCATCGGGTCGATGTCGTCGGGCACGCCGTAGCGGATGCGGCCGGCGTCGGGATCGTGCAACGTCTTCCAGAAGTACGAGCCCGTGCGGTACTTGCCGCCCGTGCCGGCGAACACGAGCTGAGCGCCCTCGCCGCGCGTGTCGAACGACGGCACGACGGCCGCAACGATGTCTTCCCACACGGCGGGCTCCGCCTCGCCGGCCTCGTCCATGATGAGCATGTCGTACGCGCCCGAGCGCACGTCCTCGCCCTTCGGTGCGAGGATCGCGAGCTTCGAGAAGTTCTCGAACTGGAGGCCCTTGTCGCCCTTGCCGTCCTCGATCTTGATCGGCCGGGTGCGCTTGTCGCGCCACTTGATCGTGATGGGGTCACGCACGTCGAGCTCGAACCGCTCTTCGGCCTTCTTCGCGAGCGTGAGCATCGTGTACCCGACCATGTACTGCGGGCGCATCCAGCACCGGCCGACCGCCACGCACCACAGGCTCGTGGTCTTAGCCGACCGGCGCGGCTCCAGGATCGCGTTGCGGAACCGCTCGGCGGCGAGCACGTCGCACGTGACGAGCATCTGCGGCTGGAGGTTCGCCAGAAGAGACCCGCCGAGCCGGCGCGGGACGACCTTGTCGAGAATCCACGCGCCGACAAGGAACTCAACCCGGGCCTGATACGTCGTGACCCGCTCTGTGCAGTCCAGGGGACCGCGACCGGAGTCCCGCAGCTCGATCCAGGAGGATTCCTCCAACAGGGGATGCGCGAGCACTTCCTCGGGGATTTCGGTGCCGTCCCAGTCGCTCGGCATCCCGAACGCGTCTCGGGGGGAGACACGGGAGCCGTTGGCGTGAGTTTCACTGTCTCCACCAAAAGAAACCGCTTCAGGTTGTTTGTTGTCTACAACATCGGAGGTTGTCGCGGTCACAACGTCCACGTCTCCACGCTGCGGGCGGGCGGTGTGCGGTTGGTGAGGGCGGCCCCCTGCCGGCCACCGTCCGCACGGTTACCGACGCACGAGCCGGTCGCGTGGCGGTGCTCGGGCGCGAGGTCGGCGGGCGTCGAGCCGGTGGCCCCGGCGACGTGGCCCACGTCGAACGGTTGGCCCGGCACGATGGGCCGGCGACAGCGCCAGCACGTGACCGCCTCGCCGCTGCGGTGGATGACGCTAACCCGCTCGCGGATCACCCGGGCGTTGCGCTGATACTCCGGCGTCCGATGCTTGGCGGTCATCGGCCGCTCACCCGCTCGGCGGCGCGCTCGATCTTGCCGAGCGCTCGGCGCATGCGCTCGTCACCGTGAGGCCACGATGTCGATGCGCTCGCGTGTGTGAGGTAGCGAGAGAGCGCTACCAGCTCAGCATCAGTTAGTGCGAGGTGAGCGCGAGCACTGTCAGCGTGACCAGAGCCGTCGCCCCGATGCCCGTGAACGTCACGACCCACGCGAGCTGTCGGCGCACGATGTCCTCGAACGTCCTGCGATTGCCCCAGTACGTGCGCATTGTGGACTGCTCGGACTGCTGCGCTTCGGTCATGGTGCTTCCCCTCGTAGTGCCGTAGGACCAGCGCCAGCATACCGATGAGGACGCCTCCGATGATGAGCTGTTGCCAGAGGGGCATGTCGAGGTCGGGGAGCTGTTCGAGGCTGGCCCGGATCATGCGGTGGCCTCGCTCACGAGCGGCCCGCCGAGCGCGAACTCCATTGCCTCCCGCCAGGTCGGGAACCATGCCCCTACCGCGGTGAGCGGGTTGCCGTCTGTGTAGGCGAACCACCCGCGGCCGTAACCGAGTCCGGACGGGGAGCCGGCGCGCTCGACGCGCATCCGGCGTTTCATCGTGGTCTTGGTGTTCATGTGATCCTCCGGTTGGTTCGTCTGTGTGAGTGAGCGGGCCAGCTACAATGCGGGGCTATGGCGAAGAAGCAGCCGAACAAGCCGAAGCCGAGGAAGCGACCGAAGTCTGCGTACGCACTGAAGCGGAAGGGGACCGCTCGGGAGGGCGGTGGCAAGAAGGGCATGTCCCACTCCGCCAAGCCGGACGATCTGCGCGACAAGGCACCCAACGGTGAGGTCGTGGTGCGGCGGATGACGGATGAGGATCGCGCACGGTTCGAAGCTCGACGGGGCACGGGCAAGTAGTTCATCTGGACTCTCACCTCCCGGGGCTGCTCTGGTTCTCGTGTGGTTGCGGGCGGACCCGCTACGCGGGGCTCTGGTTCGTCAAGACCCTCGCCCCGGATTTCGCCACGCTCCTGACCCGATTTGCGCAATTCGCCCACGACGAGTAGCGCCCCCTGTTCGGGATGCGCGTTCATATGTGGGCAGCTCTCCTGGCCGGGATTGCTGGTGTCGGAGGTCGCGACTGGTCTGTACCTCGCTGGTTCGGTTTACGTCGGGAACCAGCAGATAAGCGACGTGGCCGACCAGGCGCGCGGATTGCGCCGGGGTGGCCTAGGGGTTGGCTAGGTCACCCGATGGTGGTGGTCGTCCACAGGCTTTCCACAGTGTGCATAGCTTTTTACGCATGGCTCTAACCATGGATTCGAAACGCCAGAGTGTGCGGATTGGCTACGGCGTGTCTAGGAATTTATTCGCTGAGGCAGGTACTCTCTAGCCATGGCTAATCTGGTGATCAGCGAGACGCTCAACGTAGCGGAGCGCCTCAAGCTCTCCCGCACGCTGCGCGGAATCGATCAGACAGAGATGGGAAGACGCGTCGGCGCTTCACGCCCCACCGTCTCGAATTGGGAGAGGGGGGTCAGTGAGCCGTCGTTCTCTCAGGTTGTGATCTGGGCACGCGAAAGCGGCCAGTCACTTGAGTGGCTGGCCGCTGGCGTTGGTGTGCGCCACGAGGGATTCG